TCTTATCCAAAGAAATATAAAGGTGATCCAACCAATATTATATACCGTTCTCTTTGGGAACGTAAGTTCATGGTTTACTGTGATAAGAACGAAAATATATTAGAATGGCAATCTGAAGAATTCTGTATTCCTTATCGTTCTCCTATTGATAATAAAGTCCATAGATACTTTCCAGACTTTTTTATCAAGTACAAAGATGTGAATGGTAAAATCAGATCATCTTTGATTGAAGTAAAACCTTTGAGACAGTGTTCTCCTCCACCCAAACCAAAAAGACAGACAAAAAAATATTTGAATGAGGCATTTGAATATGCCAAAAATCAAGCAAAGTGGAAAGCAGCAAAAGAATTTTGTGCCGATAGGATGTGGGAGTTTAAAGTAATGACGGAGAAAGAACTCGGTATCAACTAATGGTAAAAAGAGAAACTCTACTTCAATCACAAAGAAGAAAACTTGCTGAACAGCGTGCGGCAAAAGCAGCAGCGGCAGCAGCAGAAAGACCTACAGATACTGATGAAAATCGTAATAGGGTTCGTGTCATAACGAACAAAGTGATTGGTGTTAGAGATCCAGATATTGTAATGGATCAGTTACTCTCTGTGCTTCAAAAATCAGACGCTCCAATACCAGGAAAACTATACGTCTATAAGTATGTTGCTATTACTCCTGGTTTGAGATATGACAGAAATCCTGTTGTTCAAATGCGTGGATTATCAGATAATGGATGGGTAGCACAAAACTTTCACTGGTTGGGTCGTGGTCAATCAATAAGAAACTATCTTGCAAGTGAAGTTATATCTGATGGGATTTATGAAATCTATCCATCAGAACTGAGAGACGTTATGATGTTGCCAATTAGAGATTTCAAAGTAGGTGGCTAAATACTTAAAAATCTCAATATAAATGCCTGCAAGAGATCCGTATCTTGGCATGAGTGCCAGAGAGAGAACACAAGCAAGAATAAAACAATACAGGGCTTCAAAGGCTGCTGAGAGAGCTAAGCAGATTGCTACGTCGCAAGAAACTGGAGGCGGTACTAAAGCCAACACAATGAGAGGTCAAAATGCTGGTCTAGACAGTACAATATACCGTTATCCTCTGAAAAGAATTGATAATTCTACTGACTGCCTAAGAATTCAAATATTTGATAATATAAGAGGTGGTGATTTATTTGGACTTCCCAATGTATTAAACACAACAGATCCAAATAATCCACAAATTAATGTACAAAACTTCGCTAAAGTTCCAAATTTAAATGATATTTGGAATAATTTAAATTCGGATGGAACACCAAACTATGGTGATAGTGGACTAGCAGCAGAAAAAAAAGTTAGAGAAGCTGATATTTTCCTACCAATTCCTCAGCAAGTATCTGATAATATTGGTGCTGCATATAGTCAGAGTGAACTTAGTCCATTGCAAGTTGCTGGATTGAATGCTACTAAGACAATCATTGATCAGTTGAAGGGGACAGAGAAAAATATTTCTGATAGGCAAGCATTGGTAGACGCAATACTAGCGAATAATATTGAGGGAATTGATCAACAAACAAAAACTGCAATCAATAATATTCTAGGTGCTACAGCACTCAACTCCTTAGGTGCTAATGTAAGTCCACAAGCATTGATTTCAAGAGCAAGTGGTCAAATCTTTCAACAAAATCTTGAACTTCTGTTTAGTGGTGTTAAGTTAAGAACGTTCCCATTCATATTTGATTTTGCACCAAGAAATCATGTAGAATCTGGTGTTGTTATGGATATTATTAGAGTGATCAAACGTTCTGCTTCTCCATCAAGGCAAGGTGACAATGCTTTGTTTATGAAATCACCAAAACTCTTCCAGTTACAATATCTTACTGGTGCTCATGAGCATCCTTTCTTAAATGCTTTTAAGATCTGTGTTTGTGAAGATATTTCAGTAAACTACACTGCATCTGGTACCTATGCAACATATTCTGATGGAACACCAGTTCATATTAGAATGCAATTAACATTCAAAGAAATTAATCCAATTTACGCTGAGGATTATGATAGTCATTTCATGGGACCTTATGCAGATCCAGGTGAAGCAGTTTACGGAGCAGGAGGTGTAGGATACTAATGAGTTACTTTAGAGAACTACCAGATATACTTTACCAGTCTACTCTCTTAGAAAAAACATCTTCAAGAGAGTACATAGCAGTCAAAAATCTTTTCCGTAAAGTTAAGATTCAAGATTGGATTGAAGATATTGTAAACTTCTTTGATGATTATACAATTCTTGATGGACAAAGACCAGATAACCTTGCAGAGGTTATGTACGGTTCATCTGATCTTGATTGGGTTGTTATATTGACTTCTGGAATTACAAATATTAAAGATCAATGGCCACTAACAAACCATAATCTATATCTTTATGCTCAAGAAAAATATGGAAATGATTTAAATGCAGTTCATCATTATGAGACTCTTGAAGTAAGAGACAACAGAGGAAGATTAATTTTACCTAGTGGTCAAAAAGTTGACGCTGATTTCAAAATTAAAACTCCTTTCGATGCTTCAAGTGATAAGTTTTATATTTCTAATTCAGACTTTGGTGGAGGTGGTGATGGTTCAACAAAATATCAGGGTATCAATCAAGAAATAAGTCCTGTAACAGGAGTTTCAAATTATGAATATGAAACCCTGAAGAATGAATTGAAGAGAGATATTAAGTTGATGAAACCAAGATACCTCCAATTATTCTTACAGAATATGAGAACCTTGATGAATTATCAAGAAAATTCTAAATCAGTCAATAACAAATTAATGTTTACTGACAGGACTAGACTTATCGGACCATAAAAGTTTCAAACTTTTATCAAACATCATAATATAACGGTGCTTGCGGGAGCGTTCTTTCCATTCTCCTTCAGCACCTTTTATTTTGCCTCTAGAATG